CGGATCAGCGTCGCCGGGTGAACAAGGATGGCGGCGTGGTGGAGCGTGTTGTCGTGTCGGGTTCGGTGGAGCCACCTGATCCTCCGGAGTGCGCTTCGGTGCTGTCTGAGGAGCTTTGGGATGCGTTGGCGGGGTCGGGCCAGGCGACGTTCTTCGAGGCGTCGGACTGGTGGCTGGCACGGCTGATGGTGGTTGCGGTTGATGACTACGTGTCTGGCAGGAAGTCGGCGACGAAGCTGGCGGAGATCCGTGCGTTGGCTACCGAGCTTCTGATGTCGGAGGGTTCGCGGCGCAGGTTGCGGCTCGAGCTTGATCGTGGTTCTGAGGATGTCGACGAGGAACGGGCGGTGGCGGCTGTTGCAGACCTCCGTGAGCGTTTCGTCGGCTGACCGTCTGGTCACTCTGCCCGAGGGTGTGCCGAAGCTTACGCTTGGGTGGGATGTTGTCCAGTGGGCGATGACCTATCTGCGGCATCCGAACGGTCCGCGTGCGGGCAAGCCGTGGGAGTTCGTTAACAGCCAGATCTCGTTTCTGGCGTGGTGGTATGCGGTCGATGAGGATGGCCGGTGGCTGTATAACCATTCGGTGCGCCGGCTGGCGAAGGGGTCGGGCAAGTCGCCGTTCGCGGCGTTGTTGGCGCTGGCCGAGCTGTGCGGTCCGGTCCGGGTTCGTGACGTTGACGTCAAGGCGGGGGTTGTTGTAGGGCAGACGCAGCCGATGCCGCTGGTGCAGATCGCTGCTACCGCAGAGTCGCAGACGGCGAACACGATGCGGATGGTGCGTGCGTTCGCTCCGAAGGGGTCGAAGGTCGCCGTCGAGTATGGGCTGGACGTCGGGAAGACGAAGTATTACAAGCCTCCCGAGGGCACGCTCGAGGTCATCACGTCGTCGATGACGGCTGCGGAAGGTGCAGAGTCGTCGTTTATTGTGGCTGACGAGACCGAACACTGGGTTCCGTCGTCTGGCGGTCCGGCGCTGATGGAGACGCTGGTCGACAACGTGACGAAGTCGGGTTCGCGGCTTCTTGAGACGTGTAACGCTTGGGTTCCTGGCCGGCAGTCTTCGGCCGAGGATTCGTATGACGCTTGGCTGGCTCAGGAGGAGGGCCGGACCAAGTCGGAGTCGAAGATCCTGTACGACGCCCGGATCGCCCCGCCGGGTACGGACCTTGCCGACAGGGATTCGCTCACGTCGGCGCTCGAGTTCGTGTACGGGGATTGCTGGTGGCAGAACCTGGACCCGATCATCGGGCGGATCTGGTCGCCGAAGTCGTCGCCGGACAACTCGCGTCGCAAGTATCTGAACCAGCCGACGGCGGCTGAGGATGCGTGGGTTCTTCCGCAAGAGTGGCAGGTGCTGGCCGACCCGTCCCGTGAGGTTGCGGACGGTACGGATGTGGTGCTGTTCTTTGACGGGTCGAAGTCGCGGGACGGTACGGCGCTGGTCGGTTGCACGATGGAAGACGGCCATGTGTTCACTGCGGGCGTGTGGGAGCCGGACCCGAACGATCCGGACCAGACGGTGGACGTTGCGGATGTCGACCGGGTCGTGATGAAGACGACGGACCGGCTCAACGTGTTGGCGTTCTTCGCGGACGTGCGCGAGTGGGAACAGTTCGCGTTGACGACCTGGCCGGAACGCTACCGGGACACGTTGCAGGTGTGGGCTGCCCCGCAGGCACGTCCGCCGCAGCCGGTGGCGTGGGACATGCGCGGCCATTCGTATGAGTTTGCGAAGGCGACCGAGGCGTGCCAGGCCGAGATCGTGGAGGGTGCGTTCACCCACGACGGCCATCCTGCTACGGGACGTCATGTGGTGAATGCCCGCCGCCGCCCGTATCGGGATGCGGTGTCTATCGGGAAAGAGTCGCCGGGCTCGCCCCGCAAGATTGACGCGGCGGTGTGTGTGGTTGGTGCCCGGATGGTCCGGCGCATCGTGTTGTCGTCCGGCACGTCGGGCAAGAAATCGTCGTCGCGCCTCGTAGGCGTCTAGGAGGCATTGATGCTTACTGCCGATCAGGCGTCTGGGCAGGCAGACCGGCTCCTCGAGCTGGCCGCCGCCGAATGGTCCCGGCTCAAGCTGTTCGACCAGTACCACCGTGGCGTCCAGTCGCCGCCGTACACGCCGCAGACGGCCACCATCGAGTTTCGGACGCTGGTGGCACGGGCGACCACGAACCTGATGCCGATGGTGACCGGGACGCTCGTCAACCGGCTGTATGCGGACGGGTTCCGTCCCGATCCGACGCAGGATGCCAACTCGACGGCGTGGGAGTGGTGGCAGGCGAACCAGATGGATGCCCGCCAGAAGCCGCTGTACGAAGCGGTGGCGGTCTACGGGTATGCGTGGATGATGGTGACCGACTCGGGTTCTGGTGCGCCCGAGATGTCGCCGAAGTCTCCGCGGACGTGGTATTGCGAGATCGCCGACCCTGACGACGACTGGCCGTCCTATGCGGTCCGTAGACGTGGCGAGAATGTCACCCTGGTCGACGATGAGGCGTTCTACACGCTGACGAAGCCGACCTCCTCGAACCGTTGGGGTCTTGTCGACGTGGAGCCTCACGGGCTCGGTGTGTGCCCGTTCGTGCAGTACCGCAACGCCTGGAACATCGACGGGCATCCTGTCGGTGAGGTGGAGCGGCTGATCCCGGTGCAGGACCGGCTCAACCAGACCGTCTTCGACCTGCTGGTGGCTCAGACGTTCGCTGCGGCACCGCAGAAGTATATTGCCGGGCTGGTTGCGGACGATGACGACTCGCTGGCTAGTGCGTTGGCGAAGCGTGTGTGGACGTTGGATGGGGCGGACACGAAGGTCGGGCAGCTTCCCGGCGCAGACCTGTCCCACCTCGTTTCGTCCATCGACAACACGCTCAGGGTGTACGGGATCATCTCCCAGACCCCGCCGAACTATCTGTTGGGCGAGATGGTCAACATCGCGGCGGAAGCGTTGGTTGCTGCTGACGCTTCGTTGGCGATGAAGGTGGAGGACCGCAAGACGTTGCATGGCGAGTCGCACGAGAACATGTTCCGGCTTGCCGGGGTTGCGGCTAGCGAGCCGGAGATCGCGGCGGACGTCATGTCGGAGATCGTGTGGCGTCAGACCGACCCGCGTTCGTTCGCTGCCACGGTGGACGGGTTGACGAAGCTCGCCAGCCCGGAGGGGTTGCAGGTCCCGCCGGACGAGCTGTGGACGATGATCCCTGGTGTGACACAGACCACGGCGGAACGGTGGAAGGCGACCCGTGAGCAGGGCGACCCGTTCATCCAGATGATGTCCGAACTTGAGCGGTCGAGTGGAAACTGACGACCTCCACCGCCGTGCGGTCAGGCGGCTGCGGGCCGGCACCGCACGGCGGATAGCGGAGCTGTGGCGGCTGTATTTCGATCCGGACGACATCGAGGGTTCGTGGCAACGGTTCTTTCCGGTCGCGGTGCCGGTGGTTATGGCCGGCTACGAAGCGTCGTCTTACGAGGCGCAGGACTATCTGGCGGCGATACGTCGGGAGCAGGAGGCCCCCGGCCGGAACTTTGAGGCGCCACCGCTAGACCGGGTGCGGGTCGAGAAGGCGCTGGGCTACACGGCACGGGTTGGTGCGCTGGTCGGCCTACGGATGGGCCGCGCTCCGAGGGAAGCCCTCGATGTCGCGCTGGTCCGCACGATGGGAGCGACGCAACGGTTCGTCACCGAAGGCTCCAACGCTGCGGTGCGACGCACGTTGCGGGAAGATCCGCGGGCTACGGGCTGGCGAAGGATCGCTGCGTCGGATGCCTGCGACTTCTGCGCCGCTCTTGCGTCCAACGGCGTGTATTCCCACAAGGTCGACTTCTCTGCACACGACCACTGCGCGTGTACGGCACGTCCGGTGTTCGGTGAACGTCCGACGGCGCGCCGGCCAAGATCGACCGTACGTGCCACGTCGGAACCTGGGCCACGTCCGGCACCTGCCTCGTCGTCCCTGTCGGACCGTGTGGCAGCCCAGCGGACGTTCGCTGAAGGTGCCGGCTGGGACGTGCGGACGTCTGGCAGCCGGATGATAGGGACGAAGGCTGGCGGACAGCGGATCGTGTGGGAGCTGACCGAATCCGGCGTGTGGCGGATCGAACAGTTGTCCCGCTCCTAAACCACAAACGACAGCAACACCCTGCCGAAGCAGGGTGTTGGGTGCTTGCCCTTGATGGCCCGCTGAGGCCTTCCGGGTCCCCGATGGACTTTCGGCACCATCGGGATGCCGTGACCTTTCGGTCAAGTGCCTCTGTGGGGCGGCCAAGCGGACCCCGAAGCACGCTTTCACGCTAGCACAACGAGTGCAGGGGTGGTGGCGCCGTGCGCGTGTTGATCTCGGGACCACCCGCCTCCGGCAAGTCCACGTTCGCCCGCCAGCTTGCCGAGGTTATGGGCGACGCCGAGGTCATCGACTTCGACCAGATAGCACGCTCCCTCGGCTCCGAGTCCGGCTACGACCACTCCGACGAGGTGCGGCGGAAAGCCCATCAAGAGGTCAAGCGGCGCATAGACGCCCTCGACGGCCCCGCAATCGTTGTCCGTTCGGCTCCGACCCGCAAGGAGCGGTCGGACATCTCCGAGCAGATCGGCGCCGATCGCGTCGTGGTGCTCGATGTGCCAGCCGAGGAGGCCAAGCGGCGAGCTGCTGCCGACGAACGTCCCGAGTGGACGGACGCGGCCATCGACCGCTGGTGGAGCCGGTACGAACCAAACAAACCTCCCATCCCGCGACGGGATGGACCTAGCAGGAAAGGCGAAGCCGTGACGGCTGACCCAACACCCGAACCCGCAGACGACCCGTCTGCAC